ACAGGACATTCTGGAACACACACTGCACAGTCAATGCATTCGTCTGGGTCAATGGCCAAAAAGTTTGGGCCTTCTACAAAACAGTCCACTGGACACACTTCCACGCAGTCTGTGTGTTTGCATAAGATGCAGTCGTCAGTTACTACATAGGTCATCGTGGAGCAAAGTCCTGTTGTAGTTTGATATTGTCAAAAAACTCTTTCTTTGTGCTTTGATCTGTATTGAACGCACCTTTAAGCACAGTAGTCTGTGTTAAACTACTATGTGCCATTATGCCCCTATTAGTACAACACCCATGTTCAGCTTGAATGTAAACACCAACGTTGTTAGCATCTGTGGCCTTCATTATTTCTCTGGCAATGTCGTTAGCAAGTTCTTCTTGTAACGTGCCACGACGAGCACACCACTGAGCAATACGAGTGTACTTGCTAAGGCCAATGAGCTTTTGAGCGGCAATAATCCCGATATAAGCAACGCCACTGACAGGTTGGTGATGATGACTGCACATACTGCGAAGCTCACTACGCACCACAAGCATTCCTTCATATCGATCCGTTGAGTCATTTGGGAAAGCGGTTGCATCTGGTTCTGGTTCATATCTACCTGCCATTATTTCGTTAAAGTACATTTTGGCCAAGCGTTTTGCTGTGCCTTTAGAGTTGGGATCTGTTTCACGATCAATCAGCAAACGATCCAGCACTGTTTCAAATGCTTCTGCGGCTTCGTCAATCAATCGTTCTCGATCGCCGTCGTGCAGATAGTCACTGATGTTGTCGCCGGCCCAGAAACGTTTGTTATCACGTTTCATCTTGAAGCGAATAGCATCGCCTAGGTAACCTTCTTCATAATCTTTGTCTGACATAATTTCAGTTGCTGTTGTAATTGGGCCTGGCTCTGTGGCACTGAGGCCGATGCGGTCTGGTATAAATTTCTTTTTAGTATCCGAGTGGAACACTGGATCTGGTACAAATTCTTTTTTCAATCATAATCTCCGATGTTAAGGCAGTGGATTGCCATTGTGTTATTATACAAGGTATTTAGGTTATTGTCAAGACTTTTTAAGAAAACCTGATACCTGAAGAGTATATTTGTCCTCCATACCAGCGTTTCCGCTTAAATGCAATATTTCGCTGTCCCACATAAACCCATCTCCGGCTTGCCAGTTAATGCTAGTTTCAAATCCATCGGGTGTTTGATATTGAATCATGTGTCCTAATTTGCAATCTTCGAGATAAATGTTTGCTCTGACCTTGAGTTCTTTACGATCAGGATAACGGTTATTAATTTGATAAAATGTATCTCTATGCAATGGGACTACACAGCCCGGCGGCTGACAAATGCTACTAACAGTGACAACTTCGATTCCTAATTGTTTCTCTAAGTTAACAAAATCAATTTGTGTATTGTCCCACCATAGTTGATGAATTTTTGTATTCTCAAAACAATAACTTTTTGGAAAGCCGCCGTATGCTTCATGAATATCAGTAAGTTCATATACTTGATGTTGAATACAACTAGACAGTGTACTTGAATAATCTGCTTTTAGGAATATCTCAAAGTCCCAATCGAGATGTATTTTTGATAACATGTTCTATACCTTAATTTAAAATTTTAATTTTCCTGCAATCTGGGTAATCAACCGGGATTGGTTTTGGTCGATTTATCTTGACACCTTCTAGTAACGCAAGTCCTTGCACCGCCTCTTCAATGGTAGGCTTGTAATGATATCCTACTTGAAATACTTGTTGCTCATTCCAGGGACTAACGGTTAAATCTCTACCGTCGTATCTTTGTGCCAACATAGTATCATACGCAACAACATCATCTAAAAGGATAGCACCGCCACGTCCAATATTCAAGGGTTTGCCATGACCAAAACTCAAACATTGCATTGTACCTTCTCGATACATGTCTTTTTCGAGTCTACGTGCCGAATCCCAAATGCGTGTTCCAAGGATAGGGTATTCACCAACCCAACGTTGCCATTCATGATCTAGTAGTTCGTATTTGATGCCTAACTTGTGCATGGTCATTGGTATGCTCAAGTAGGTGTGCGGAGTAAACTTACACTCTGTAACTTGGTCGTAGCGCAAGCACAGTTCAATTGCATGGGTACAGCAATCAGTCATAATGGCATATGGAGCACCAGTAAACTCAGCCAGCGCAGTTTCAAATTTTAATATAGTATCAAAGCTCATTGAGTTAGTAGGTTAAGAAAATCCTGTTGATATTTGATACCAAACTTTCCGTTGAAGAATTTTTCAGCATTGGCCATTCTACGTTGTTGAGTATTTGCATATATTGATTCAAGATCTTGTGTTAGTAAATTGTTGATTACTTGATGAATTTTTTGTATTCGAATCTGCCAATCAGACTCTTGGTCATAATAATCATGATCAACAATGTCGTCAAACGTGTCTACTCCTAGTATTCTGAGATGTGAAATTATGTTTTTATATCCCACAATTAAAAATAACTGTGCGTTGGCTATAGGCTTCCATGTTTTTTCTGTAATAAACATGTTGTTGGACACATCTGTTTCGGTTACTAGATTAATATAGCTATCGGTATACGCAGGATCTTTAATATCGATACCGGGATTAAATCTATGTTGCGGCTTGGATTCTGGCAAATTATTCTGTATTGCATTCCATTGTTGTATTATTTCGTCAGGCATGCTGTTTTTTGTAAGTAGTTCGGGGTAGTCAGCGTCGGACGGCTCTGTTCTTCTCTGGCGCATGCTAATGCGAAAAGTTTCTACATCGGGATGCGATTGTAACAACACATAATTGTATACTCGATGCCACCTTGGAACATTATTCAAGCACGATACCTTGTATTTTCTTCTATCGGTTGACTGGAGCCTGTGAGTAGGCGCATTATTAACTCTAAGCCAGTGGTAAAGATTCGGATAATACAAACACTTAGGGCGAATTTGATGATTGGGTAACTTATGATTTAGTATAATAAAATTTATACCAAGCTCTTCAAATGCATCATATAACGTAAAATGATCAAATCGTTCGTAACTAAAATCTGCAATTACTAAAGAATATTTTTTTAAGTTGGAAAGTTTTTGTTGCAGTTCTGGAGAATAATAATCTTCTTTTTTGTCAAGATTTCCAAGAAAACTAAAATAAAAAATTGTTTGTTGGCCGATTGTGTAAACTATTCCCTGATCGATACTGATGTCACTATTGGCTAGTTTGGCCATGTTATATAACAACTGGTCAATATTGTTCATTTGGTATACCAATTCCAGGCATGTTGAATCATATCATTTAAGTTATGCGATTGCCATGCACTGGCCACATCATTAAACTTATCTGCACTGGCTGTCAGCATAGGAGGATCACCCACACGTTGTTCACCTACTATGACTTTCAATGTCTTGCCTGTGATACGTTTGGCTGCCGCAATGATTTCGCGATTGCTAGTACCTGTGCTTGATCCAAGATTGTAAATTCCTGCAGGAATTGTGTGATCCAACGCTAGAGCATGAGCCCGAGCAATATCGTCCACGTGTACGTAGTCGCGAACACAAGTGCCATCTGCGGTGGGATAATTGTCGCCGTACAGTGTAAACTCTTGGTTGTCTCTAATGCTTTCTAGAACACGAGCAATGATGTGCGTAGCACCTGGTTCTTGTCCATGTCTGCCTTGCGGATCTGCACCACACGCATTAAAATAACGAAAACTAACATAGTCGAGCCCATATGCCCGACGATACGACTCTAACATCATATCAATCATCAGTTTACTTTGTCCGTACGGGCTAACTGGCTCGGTGGGATCAACTTCGTCACACGGAACCATAACGGGCTCGCCGTATGTTGCCGCACTAGAACTAAAGATAAATCTAGTCCGAGGTATGGCTCGTGTTATGAAAGTAATCAACTCCAGTGTCTTGGCCACATTGTTAAAGTAGTATTCTGATGGATTTTTAATACTAGGACCAACTAGGCTGGTGCCCGCACAGTGTACAATAGCATCTGGGCGTAAATTTAACAACTTTTTAAATGTAGTATCACTATCAAAGTCTGCTAGAACAAAACTATCGAGTAGTCCTTTTTGATGTTTTTGTAAAGGCCTATGGTCAATACCCACAACTGTATGCCCTGCGTCTTTTAACTGCAAGGCAATCTGTCCGCCGATATAGCCAGCAACCCCCGTTACAACAATTGTTTTTTTCATATATTATCCACAACTTTTGATACAAAGTCGATCATTAAGATCTGTTGCAGTATTTAACAGCGTACTTGCATCTGTAAATCTATCTTGTCTACTTAAATAACAACACCTGCTTAATTTACCATCGGCTGACATGTACACACTCGGTATTGATAAATGCATACAATTATTAAACTCAACTGTTGTGTTTGGACGATTGATGTTAGTCAATGATTTTAAAGAGTCTGCCGGTAACAACTCAAATTCAATTCCGGTTTTATAATTTTTAGCAACTGTTTGTTTTCTGTAAAGTTTTGCTAGTTTAAACTTTTTAAATCTCATTTGTTGACTAAGTTTAAAACAATCTTTAGTTTGGTGCTCGTTGTGTTTATAAGGTATAAACTGCCATGTAGCATACCCGCCGGATTCAATAAACGAAGTTGCATTTTGCATTATTTTCTCAAAGTCTGTTCCTTGGCGATAAATTTCATGAATGCCGCTGAGCCCATCGATACCGAACCAAACATCGTGTTCTATGTCTGCTAATTGTTTAGCAAACTCATGCCACCAACCAGTGTTTCTAAGGCTTCCATTTGTATGGATCTGTATTTTTTTAACATACTTTTTTGCAATAGAAACAAGTTCATTTATATAAGACGAAGCAATTGGATCACCGTAGTTGCCGCACAATTGAACACATTCTAACGCAGGAAAACTTGCTAATGCTTTTTCAAACATAGCAGGCGTTAAATCTTGCTCCACAAGCCCGTCAATTAATCCAAATCCTTTATTGTTGCGAGGACATGCCGGACACCATGCGTTGCATTTTGAACTTGCTTCTACATGGAACCATTTAATGTCCTCGGCAACTAACATTATCCTTCGATTCTTCTTACTTGGTATTTCTCATGTGCAGTATGATCACGATAGCGATTGCCTGCACGATTCCATTCCTCGCCTTTACCTTCCATAATATCGATAACGCGGTCAATGGTTCCGTTGTTCCAATCTGAGATCAAGCCCATGTTGTGATGTGGATCACGCAATAAGTTTTGCATCTTGTGATAGGCATCATCTATGCTCCAAGGAACGTAGAGCCTGTTAGGGTCATTTGCAAAAGTTTCAGGGAAACTGCGGTAAGCAGGATAGAGAACGTTACAGCCCAAAGTATCTGCTTCACTGACAGTGTTAGACACCCAGTCTTGTAACGCACAATTAAAAAGCACACGAGTATCATTGAGGAGATTATAGTAGTCATTTTTACTTAGGTTATCGTAAATTTTTAACTTGCCTTCCTGCTCGTACATTCTAGCACGTTCAAGGTATTTGGGATTGTTACTACGCAATGGACCACCTGAAAAAATAGCAAACTCACATGGCTCTGTAGTCAAGTAACCATACATTTCAATCAAGTCCATAAAGAAGTCTGGTTGCTTCTCTTGGTCAAAACGTGCGGCAAAGCCTACCCGACGTTTGCGTTCGCCAAATGGTTTGATGTTGTCAACACCGCCTACTCGTTCTAATACTTCTTCTTTGCCAAATGCTAGACCAGAAATATTATAGATAGGAGCACGCCATCCAGCAATGCGCATATGAGCAACCATCTCTTCGTTCGTGGCGAGAACTCCTGTAACGAACTCATTAACCATGTGTTCGTAGAGGCCCATCCATTTTGCCATACCCCATACATGTACGAAGTCATCAGGATCAATGGACTGAGCAAGACACCGCACATAAACACGGGGACGCTGATTAGCAGGAATTTGGTCAAATATATATGGTAATGACTCGATGCCTGGTTGAAACATGTCTTCAAAGTAAATAACGTCTTCACTTGTAACTTCTCCCTTGCGCATCATTTGAACCAAGTTCATCATTTGGCTCATGCTAAAATAACTGCGACCGTGTGCGTCTAGCACTTGTCCTACTGAAATAGATTGGCTATTGTCAATCGTTGTACCAGGAACATAAACAACGTCTAGACCTCTACGGTCAAAAACACGTCGGTTCCACTCTGTCAGTTGTAGTGTGTATCGAGCCTCGTAAGACTCGAGTCCCATGTAGTATAGTTTTCTCATGTTAGATAGGTCTATTCAACCGACGAGCATCCTCTGCCCACATGTCACGAGCATTCTTGCCCTGTGAGAACTTGTTGTATTGCTGCCAAGCATAACTTTTAAAGTTATACAAGTCTGCTTCGTTGAAGCGATATCCATAATCGCGGCAGAAGTCTAGAAAGTGATCTAGCTCATCCTGCGCGGCCTGGGCCTTAGGGTTAGAATATACTGCTTGTTTACCCATGGTAAATCCTTTTAAATTTTAATGTTAAGGTTAGGACGAGAAATTTCATATTTGATCAAAGCGCCGTTCTCGCCATCCTCGGCCACTTCAATCCATACTGCACGGTCGGGATACCGAGCGGCAATTTGTAAGTACAGATCATCACTGATCATTTCGCAACTCTTAAAGTTCAGTTCCAGTGTTCCGCCTGCGTAGAGATTCTCTAACCAGCGTTTGAACTGAATAAATTCAATGTCTCGATCGTTGTGGAACACATCAATCCAAACACGGAAGTGAAAGATGTGCCTATGTGGCACACCAAGAAAACTAACATCATACTCATCGCCTGTGGCCAGTGCAGGATCACTTGCGGCAGCAGGATACATGTGAATGCCTTCTTTGCGGAACGTGACCCAGATTTTTCGTTCTGCATGTTGTTTACATCTTTCGATCTTTTCTCGTTGCTCTTGATTCATATTTTTCTCAATTAATATTATACGTTTACATACACTTCTGGAAACAAAACTTTACTGTTGGTGCCATGTCTTTGGTCAACTCCTTCTAAAAATTTTATTAAATCTGGATGGGCCTGATCGGCATGGTCGTTTCTGCCCGGCAATTGTAGTTGTTCTATTATGGAGGTGACACTGGGCGTAATATGTGCATAATTAGTTAATAACGAAATGGCAGTTGCACGTGCCGAATCCGGCAAGTTTTGTGGATCTAGTGGTCCTCCATGACCACTGTTGTAATAAGTCATACTTATATCTTGAATCGAACGGCCCCAATTTTTAATTTGGTCAATATAGTCAAACATACTAATAGTAGTCAGTGCGGTATATACCAAATTAAAACTGATCGTTATAGTAGGGTGCTCATTCATTAGGGTAGTAATATTCTTAGTAAATGTTTCCCAGTCACTTCCATACCGAATATAATTATAATGTTCTCCAACTGCCTCGCCGCTGAGGACAAAATGTACTTTTTTAAATTTACAAATTAAATTAAAAATCTCATTATTAATTATTGACAAGTTGGTATTAACTATAATTTTACAATCTGGATTTTCACGATATAAATTTGTCAGAAGCCATATATTTTCTTTTGTTAACATTGGTTCGCCACCGGCTAGATAAACTGTTTCGATGTCTTTGATTTTATCTATTAAAAATTCTTTTATGCGTGTGATCTTTTGGTGATCGACCACTTGCAATATGTTTAACTCTTCGGCTAATTTTGAGCTATATGTCGGGGCACAATACACACATGCAGAATTGCATATGTTTGTCCATCGTATATCTAAATAGTTTAATTTAAAACTGTTATCATTATAAACTGAAAGTGGTACTGATGAATTCATTCCTAACATATGGTGTCTTAATGAGGCAGTAGTTGTATCTTTGCGGTTACATCCCTGACACCCTGTAGGTAATATCCCATCTAACATCTGTTGTTTAACCAGTTGATTTTTTTCCAAAAACATTACATCTAAGATGTCATGCGTCACTGCATTTCCGATGCGATTGTTTGAAATACAACAATTATCAATGTATCCAGTGGAATCTATATAGATAGAGGTCCACGGTGCTGGACAAAACGTTGGATTATTTTTATAGTCGTGGTCGTTCATACTACTGTTTTGTCCTTTGTGTATTTAGACCAGTCAGTGAACACGTTTCGATTTTGTAAACTATGTAAATTATGGCACCATACACCGGGGTTGGTAGCCGCAAAGTCTTTGTCGTCTAGCTTAATTGTAGCGTTATATCCAAGTTGACGAATGTATGGAAGTTTTACAGAGATCATTGGAATGAAGTTATTGTGCTCACACAAGCCACCTTCTAGCAATCCTTCTACACAGCCGACTGGAATATCTAGTGTACACAGATATCCCTTGGCCAGGAACGGCATAATCATTTCTTCCCACTTGGTCCACACAGGATCAGTATAATATAGATCTGGGAAGCTCATGTTTGCACCAAAGTAGATATGTTCACTGCCTTGCAAATTCAGTGCAATGTTCTCTTGCGTTTGAATGCCAACAACAAATAGTGTTTTCTTGCCATATGCAGGAGTATGTTCTACTTCTGTGCCGGTAAAGAAACTAACTCCGTTATGTCCTTCTCTATTCATATAACTCCGGAAAAATTAAACGATGATTTTGGTTAGTTAGTTGATCAAATTTTTCATACAACGGAAGATGGGTAGTCAGACGTTGAGTAGTAGAAATTTTTATTTGATCTAACAGTCTGTGTTTTATTATGTCAGGCAATTTATTGCTGTAATCTATATTTTTTTGGTTTATCAATTGTAACACATGTTGTCCTACAAAGTCAAATCCGTGTCCACCGAATTGGCTCACAATGAACACATTGTCTGGAGTAGTATGTTCAAGAGCAACATCGATGGCATTAGAAATATCAACCGAACTCAATGGAAAATAGACCATGTTTATCTGTATATTCAAAAAGTCCGTTGTTAGCTGTACTAGATTTGATTGAAACTCTGCCCATTTAGCACCATTTCTAATATATTCAAATTTATCGCCAGTGCTTTCGTAGCTAACAACAAAGGTTACATTGTCAAAGTTTTTTAATAACTGATAAATTTTATTATTATGAATTGATGTTAAATTGGTTGTTACCTCAATTTTAACATGTGAATTAATTCTTAATACTCTTTCTAGTAATTCGTAATTTTCTTTGATCAATAATGGTTCTCCGCCGGCAAGTTGTAAAAATTTTAAATTGGCCAGGTCCAAGTCAGTTACTGTGGGAGATACTCTAAACTTTTGTGTTAGTCCTCTGAGTTCGGCCCACCGGCTACTGTATGTAGGACTACAGTAAACACAGTTAAGATTACAAGTATTACTCCATCGTAGATCTAAATGTTCTAATTGGAATGTTTCCGCATTATTAAGGTCGTGAAAAAAATCATCATATTGATACATACTTCTGCGACTATCAAGATCGCCAGTGGCTTCTCTATCCCAACATTGTTGGCATCCTGGATGTTGCTCATCATTAATTATTGCTGTTCTTATACCCATAAAAACAGAATTGCTTTTAATATCGTTGAATGTGTTAATTGCCCCACGAGTCAGATTAACGCAACATACCTTTGCAGACCCATCAGAATCTAAACTTAACCCGGACCATGGAGCAGCACAGAAGTGTTTTCTCATTATGCCTCAAGTTGATCTAATTTAGATTCGTCAAACTTTACGTCATCATCCGTTGATTGCTCGGCAGTTTCGAATAGACTGTTAAATTGAGTGTGTGCATTTTTGGCCTTTTTGCCTTTGAACCCGCGTGTGCCAACAATGTCCATCCAATAACGATCGTATTGTTCAATAATGGCTTCTGCTTCTGCACGATCGGGTGTAGCAAAGATTGCTTCAACAATGTCCTCAAATCGAGTATGGTCACCGTTTGTGTCCCACATCATTCGAGGCCTTTTACCAGCATCAAACTCGCGATTGGCACGTTGCACAGACTCTAAGTGTAACCAAACATTATGGCCCATGAGCAATGCATACGAGAAACTGTCCCAAGATGTCTTACCTTCTTTGCCAATCTTGTTCAGATCACCTGGTTTGTAGTAGCAAATATCTTTCATTTGTAAATGCCGACTAATGGGACTGTCTTCAAATGTATCAACCAATCCATCTGCCACAACACCTTGACTAAATGGGCGTGTGTCTGCGGCATACTTCTTGTCATCCACAATGGGATTCATTCTATAACTCCACTTGCCGTTGTGTGGCAATACAATCTCATGGTACACCTGTCCATTGGCTGTAGCGAGGAATGGGCTGGCACAGTCAAAGGAAATAGTAAATTGTGGATTCACATACTTACGTACTGCCCTTTGAATCACGGTGAGTAACACAGCCCATTCCAACTTGCTTGTGCCCAAGAAGTGCATCCAATCATGAATGCCCGGTTGTAGCAGGTTATCATGTCGTAGTGCTACCAAACGCCGTAGCACCAAATGCACATCGCACATGTTCTGTCCACCCATACTCCAACCATTAAAGTGTGTGTCTGGGTATTTTGCCGGATCGCAGTACTCTTTCATCATGTCATACCAACGATCTGCGTCGGCATGATTGGCACCTTGCAACACGTTCAAGAACTTGGCACCGCCATTCTTAACACCTTTACGGTGCTTCATGAAGTATTCATTATTGTACTTAGTAGCATCGACTGCTTCTTGCAGTGTGGTAATCTGACAAGCCGCACTGGCTTTCTTATCGTGAATAACCCAGGTAGGGATATCCAAGATCATGCCATAGTCAGAAACTCCATCCAACCACTTTAGTACAGCATCACGCTTCTTCTGTGCTTTGGGACAACCTGAGTTGGCTTTCCAGTCACCTTCCCACAGGCCTTTGGCAATTTGGAATCCACCAGAGTCGCCTAGTATCAGTGTGCCTGGCTCTCGATTGCGAACCATGTCCTCGCTCCAGTCCGGCTTGTTAAGATCTAAGTTGGCATGGCCACCGGAATATAAACTCCATCGGTATGGAAACAGACCTTTTTGACTACTAAGCCAGTTCATCTGTTCCATGTCCGGCATACCTTGCGGCATACGTGCAGGCTCTACATATGGCCCATTAACTGGATCACGTTGCTTGCCTATGAACGTGGCATAGAAGCCAGATATAGCCGGCAGGAATACTGCATAGTCGTTTTGCTTGGCGGTTAAATTATCTTGGGTCATAATATGGTACTTGGTCAATTAAATAATAATCTTCTATAAAATAAGTTTTAAGTTGATTAATGTAATCGGGGTTTGTTAGTATGTGGTTAAATGAATTTTTAAATTTAGTACGAATTGGTGATTGATTGCCTACATTTTTATAACTATAGGTGTCAAACTGATTGTTAATACCTAACTTAGATAGATAATGTGAAAAATTAGTTCTATAGGTAGAATCACATTTAAAAAAAGTACAATTATCTGTATCTAATCCTTCGATAAAATATCTTTGTTTTTCAGTGTGATCATCAAATGTAATGCGATCCAACAATAATTCATAAAATGCATTGTTAAACTGATTAGTATCTACATCTTTGTGATACAATGTGAAATATTCACAAATACCACTGAGCCATCTTTCTATTGGATCTCTTAATACTACTAACGCATGTGTTTGATGCATTTTTTTAAGATGGTAATTTGTTAATTGCCAACCTACTGATTCTAAATTACTTTTAGTCCAGCTACTTGCACATTTAGGAATATTAACATATATCAAATTATTATCACCGGACACAAAGCAACTTCCAAGTTGATGCCCTTTGTGGCTCCAGTGATTAATAAAATTTGATGTGACTATCATTATTTAGATTGTGCTGCCAAGAATACCGCGTAATCATTTTGCTTGGCGGTTAGATTGTCTTGGGTCATAAAAGTTTTTTTATATTCGAAGCAAGTATAATTTGTGATGATTTATCTGCATCTCGCAACTGAGTTATTGTGGCTTGATATAGTGGATGATTAGGATCGTCGAGCACTGCTTGACTTGCAAAGTCTTTAAATGTATTCCAATTTTCAAGTTGAGTAATTATTCCAAGGAATCCGTAGTGTTCGCACATGCTGACAAAATTTCCTACATCCGAGGCATTGTTAGCAGATAAGGTATAATTTAAAGTAACTTTAGAATGTTCTGGTTTATTGTCTGCTAACCAATCTAAATTCTCTCTCAAGTTTTTAAATTTTCCAGGGCTACGAACAACTTCGTAAACCTCACTACTGCCTGCATCGACACTGATTTGAAATTCTGAAATGTAACTAAAAACTGTACTCTCAGGCAACAACTTTTTCATTAACAGACCATTAGTGAATAACGTAATGGTCTGATTGTTTTTTGGAACCCAATTCAACACAATTGGTCGCATAATTAAACTAGATAATGGATCACCGCTGCCAATTAGAACAACTTTTGTTGGCTCATTAAAATTTTCTAAAAGTGTTAAAAAGTGTTTGACTAATTTTAAGCGACTATCAAACACGTCACCTTCTGTATAATTGATCATCTCTGTGCGACAGCTAGGACATACTAAATTACAACTATTATCCATATTTACTGCTATATGGTATTCTGACTGTGGCATAGAGAAATCTTCGATCCCGCAACGTTCAACAGCACAGTATTCATAGCTGTGATTAGTAACACTATCTTGTAAGGTCTTAGCGATTGGATTTGTCCAAACATCAGCAAGTGAACTGAACTCGCTGATGTTTCCAACAGAGATTGGCAACCAAGCTTCACAAATACAAAGGTAACAATTTCCGTTAGAATCAATACTTAAACTGCGGAAAGGTCGTTCGCAAGAATTTAATATCGGCGGACGATCCTTTCCTCGAACTAATCGAGTAACCTGATTTATTATCGGTATAACTTGTTGATTGCTTGACATTGTTTTAATTATTTAAACCAGATCTTTATCAATTTTGCCCCATTTGATTTTAAGCCAGATTCGTTCATGTATGTAATAATCGATACTTAATAATACATGCAGTGCAGTAGCAAAGCCTGCTGAGCTGCCTAGATTGCCAGTGAACAAGTATGTCCAAAAGATTGTAAACAGCCATGCAGTCAGTCGATACGTAAGCATCCTGACCACAGTGCGTTTTTTAGTTTCCATTATTTACTCTGTGCCGGCAAGATGTAGTTGTAAACAGCAAGACCAGAGTCAACCGTGATCATTGCGGCACCATCATCGCTGATCTTAACAACTTTGTCGCCTGTAAGATCCATGATGGAAATAAATGTCTTGATAGGCCAACTCCATGCACGTTTCAACTGACCAGTGATACCAGGATGGAACACAAAGTTACCAGCGTGTGTGCTATGGTCGCCAAAGAAGAACATCAAATTGCCATTTTCTGTTTTTGCCTGGAAGTTTGTTTCTTCACTGTTGGCCTGTGCCTGCATCTTTAAACGCATGATGCTGGCATTGGTTGGTTCAAACTCAATGTGCCAGTTGACACCTTTAAACTTGACAGTTTTAAGTTTCTCGTTGACAATTTCGCTGGCCATAAAGCGATAACTGTTTTTAAAGTCACCTAGTTTGTTTTCAAAGTTAATACCGTCAGGTTCACCAGTGCCGCGCCGTGTGATGCCGAGTTTGGCATCCTCACGATACTCTTGCAAGTTCAGCAAGATTTTTAACTTGCTCAAGTTAGGCATACCAAAATTACCAATAAAGTCTGGCACCGGGTTGGCAAACTTGCCCTCAACCACCACAGATCTGTCTTCTGCCAATCCAGAAATAACTGTCTCAGATTCTGTGCCTGTAATTTTTACCAAATCGATCACACCCAAATCCAGTGTGTGTTCAACCAAGTCTAATAAATGATCTCTCATGTTTAATTCTCCTATTGTGTATTGTATATGATTTATTTAGATTTTGCAAGTCATTTGTGAACTATTTTTGCCAAAGTTTGGCCGCCTCGGATACTTTCTAATTCTCCAGGTTTGCGTAATTCTAACCAAGTTAGATTTCCCATGTCCGTCCAACTGAACATCTGTCGATATCCAATTGATTTTGCAATTGCCTTTACTTGTTTTCCAGGTGTATAGAAACAAAAATTCTTTTCAACTAGCGCCACACAGTGTGCCCGGTCGCAATCGTTGAATGTCATTGCCAGTATACCACCAGGGCGTAGCTTAACAAAAATGTTTTTCAAGTATTGCTCTAATACTTCAAGCGGTGTAAATTCAAAAAAGTTAAATGCAAGACACATGCCAAATTGATTATTTGGCAGTGTATCTAACACGTTAGTTGAGCATGGATCTTGTTCGTACATTCGCAGTCTGCGCTGATACTCGTTGGGAAAGGTAGATAACGCTGGCTGTAGTAGTTCTTTACTGTAGTCAACAATATACAAAGGATCAAGTGCAACTAAGTCACTGATAAATGTTTCGACTCCGGGACGAATAATCAGTCCCGGATACTTCCAATCGACATAACTTTTAATACGATTAGAAATCATTTGTTGCACATCGGCGGTCATTGGCATTCGCCGATCAAGTATCTGTTGATTAACTTGTTTATTAGTATTCTCGTCAAGTCGACCGTAACGTGCTACTTCTTCATTGTAGAGTCGACTGCTGTCGGCATACTGCGTTTTTTCGGCCGTCTCAATCATGCTGTCTAACTCATTTATTAATTCTACAAATGTAGAACTAAAATGATCAAATGCATCAATAACACGTTCTTGATCTTCTTTTAGTGTTTGGGTAAATGCACGTGGCTGTATCACACTGTTCTTTACATTGTAAACTATTTCTTCTAGTTTATGTCGTGCGGCATACTGAATGTCGCCAACATCAAACTCTGACAGATGATTGCGATATGCTACTAATTCACTAAGTTTCATATATCACCATTCAAATAAAGTTTGGAATGTGTTCTCTGTGTTGGTAGCACTTGCCAAGTCCCAATCCAGCACACCCAGCAAGTTGTCAATCTTCTGATCCACTACAGTTGCCTCCATCAATCCATCGTCAAACGGCAGTTCTGTAAACCAAGCAGGCAAGCGTTGTTCATCTGTGGGATAGCCAATGGAGGTCCACCCAAGAGCATTGCTCTTGAGTTTACACACAATAGTTTTCATACCATCAACAATCTGCATACTGTAGTTGTCGCCGTTCATCTTGCGCATGTTGTTCCAGTTCATGGCTGCTCGCACATGCCCCGGCATGTTGGCTTTGCCAAGACGTGCTTCTTCTGCACCATATTTGGTCAAGTTGTTTACACGCTTGGGCGAGCCCTTTTCCCAACCTGGCCGCTCCATAAACTCGTACTTGAATTCTCGGATACGTTCAATAATAGATTCACGATCTGCGCCATGCAATGTACTATTTAGAATTTCCAACAAGAAGTCTTGAATAACCTTGGGAGTATCACTACGTTTCAGATCCAATCCCATAGCCTTGGTCTTGCCCTTCTTACCCTCTACATCCAGTCGTTTGCCTTCCAAGTCAATGATGTTTACAGCATAGCGTTTCTTAGTGATAAACAATCCACGATCTGCTACCAATTCTCGACCCGCGGCAATCAGCGCACCCATCTCACGAGGGCAATGGAATGCCTGCTCCATGAAGGCCGGAAAACTACCATTAACTTGATCGGCAATAGAGTCATACAGGGCAATGGCAGTTTCTTTTGACCACTCCATACGACCTTCCTGTACTTCTTTCTTAAGTACCGGCCAAGCAGTAAAGTAACAAGAGTCTGTGTCACCATAGATAATAGCTTCGCCTGTGTGGTCATATGTGCCTGTAATGCACTCATTAATGTGTGCATCCATGTGCCGAGCAATGGCACGACCAGTTAGCGTAGTACTCTGTCCAATACGATGATCAAAGAATCTACAACCTGGATTTAAAATAGCACCATACAAACTGTTCAAGTTAATCTTCTTGACCAGTTGTCGCTTGTCCCAGAATGCTTCTTCTTTTTTGTCCTTGGCTGTTTTCTTTTTGGCCTGTAGTTCTTTGCGTTCACTATACCAGCGTTCTAACAAGCCCGGAATGATACCCTTCTTCTCGTATGTGAGAATAGTTCCATTGGCGCTCATGATCCACGGTTGGTTGCTATCAAACATGATAGTCCAAATCTCTGCGGCACTGTGTGTGCTTTCTGTGCCATCCTGCCAGTCGATAGTGATCTCTGTGCCACGTTGTTGTTCCATCACAGCAGTGTATTCTAAACTGCCAAACAAGCCCTCCCAGGCAGCCGCAAAACTTGCGCCCTTGGCAATCTTTTCTTTAATGTAGTGATCAGTCATGATGGGACGCAGTTGTCCTACCACGGTCTCTGGTCCCATGTTCATGGCACGAATTGCCGATGGATACAGACTGTTGATGTCCACTGATCCGATCCAGTCATGCAGGCCCTTTTTAGGGTACGCAACATACGCACCTGCGGCCTGGGTGTCGTCGTCTGTTAGGCGTTGCTTGCGATTTGGAACCACTACGCCACGTTCGTGTGCTTCATTGATAATGGCCTGCTCAGTTACGGCCACTGCACCCATTGTAGTTTGTAGCAACACAGTGTTGGCATGGGCCAACTCGCATGCCAGCGATAAAAACTGTAACTTACGATCCAATTTGTGCAACAACATGGTATCTTGTCTGTTGTATTCAATAAATTTTTTAAAGTGTTGATTGTACAACGAATCTAATGTGCCTTCAAACTGTGTCTTGCGTTCGTTGAGTTCGTGCTCACCAATGGCATCCAAACTGTAACTATGACGTTCTTCGTATGTGTACTTGCGATACAGTTGCATATAGTCCATATGCACCCGACCAACCAAGTCGTATGTTTGGCTTTCACTGCCAAAGCGTTCAAACATACGCATCTTGGGCAGTTGTCCCCACAGGCAGAATTTACGTGTGTCGTCTTTGGATAGCACACGAGTACACCGATTCACAGTGTATGGAATATCGTAGCCCTCTGAGTTCCACCCTGACAATACATCTGCATCCTCAATCAAGTCCAGGAATGTTTTAATCATGTCCTCTTCTCGTTCAAACAAGATGGTATTTTCAAAGTCTTTAACAAGCTCTTGTGCAGTGGCCCAACTCAGGCCTTTGGGTGGCACTGCCAGTGTGACCAATTGATCCAACCAGTTTAGGTAGACTGAGATTGCAGTAATAGGATTGAATGGATCCTCTACCGGTGAGAAGCCGCGCTCTTTGTCAAAGTCTACCTCAATGTCGAAAAATGCAACATTGAGTTCCGGTGCGTCTTGGTCTTTGTAGTTTTCTTCCAAGCAACGAAAAATAGGATTGATATCACTCTCATACAATTGCTTGCTGGAATGCATACGAACTTCTTTGCGGAACTCTTTGTTGTTGCGGGTGGAGAAACGACTGACAGGTGTGCCGTAGATGCTTTGGAACTTACCACGTGGGTCGTCAAAATAAAAGATGTAGTTGGCAGGATACTCTTGGTATTTCCTCACGCCGTCTCGGCGTTCTACAACGTGAATGCGATCGTGTTCACGATCAAAAAGTGCGTCAATATAGCTCAAACGGATAATGCCTTAGTGTAAAAATTATCAAAAAAGTTTGCTTTATTATAAGCAACCTTCCAAGATTGTAACAACCAACGGTTGTGCTGGCTTTGATTATACAACTCATTAGAGTTAAAGTCAAATTGGTCATCGACTAAAATTTTTAATAATTGTTGCTGCCTGTCTTGCCAAGGCAACAAATCTATTTTAGCTAAATTAGTATCAAACTCTAATCCTAAATTTCGCAGTTTTGATAACCCTTGCTTTTGCAAGAACAATAATGGAATAGTTGGGAACTGTAATGTTCGTAAAGACTTTTCTGTAAAACACCAAATCTGCGTATCATCTTCTAGTGCATATGTTTCTATCACCAAAGAATATTTAGAATCTAAAATAAATGGTAATAGGTTGTTGGTTTCTGGAAAATTTCTATATGGAACTTTTTCTCTTAGTGCCTGATATGCTTGCTCAAAATGCGATAGTTGGTTAAGTTGATATTTTTCGTGTATAAAGTCAAATAATTCTTGCCCGGTGAGCTCACTGTAACTAACTAATTGTTTTAACAACAAACTTACATACCCACGATCTAATAAATCATAGTGATATAACAAGTAAAACCAACTTTGCCTTACCGAACAAACCCGTTGCATAAAACAATTATATAATTTTGATGGGGTTTTTGCTGCGGGTATGTCATTGTAGGATGCAGTTACTCCTAGTAATTCTGGGTAACTAAAGAATTCAATGCCTGGCAATTCTTCAAACTCAACAATATTATCAGTAACAACCAATACCTGTTTACCTAGTTGTTGACATTGTTGACTTATGCTTTGCCAATATGTAAAACTGCCAATTATATCAAACAGCCACATATATACAATTTTTGAATGTTTACTATGTTGTATTCTTTGGGCTAAACGATTTTCTGCGAATGTAATATTATTTCCAATACAGAAATTTTCTATGCGGCGATTTAACTTCTTACGTTCTTCTCGCCACACGTATTGATCAACGCTATTAATTTCTTCTTGATTAAACAAATCTTCCTCCGTTTGTGGCCGGTAAGCCGTGATTCATGTTCCTTACGGGAACGACTCGCTGTTGTAAAACAGTACTTATAGCGTTTTGCCAACAGTCTCGAGAATTGTTTCAAGTGTTTCGTGGTCTTGTTTCTCTCGACCAAACTCGGCCTTGTGTGCCAGTTTAATAGCCTTCTTTAAAATGGCGGGCTTAACTTCTAACTCTTCGGCAATGGCTTTAATAGTGTCGTTAAGACCACCTTGAAGTGTGTCAATTTCGTGCATGACCTGCATGCCCTCATTGATGATTTGGACGAGTTTGATCTTTTGATCGCCGTTAAATGATTTGGGTTGTGACATAAAGTTCTCCTAAAAGTGTATATGCTTATTATATATTAAATGTCTGATTAATGCAACCTATTAGAGTTACGATATAGATCTTGATTTAATCTTAAGATGAAGAGATGGTAGACATTAATTTTTGGAACACCAGATCATGTCCTTGATTGTCTAAGTGGTTCCACATGCCTGGATAGTTTTTCCAAACAGGAAAAAAATCTATAATATCAATTGATCGATCAATGTGTGTACAATCAAAAAAACTAATAGGAATTATATTATAATAAGCCTTACAGTCGTTAACTACTAGCAAATTATGCATATATTTGGCCTGGTCGAGATCAAACACATTTTCAAACCACCATACTAATTTTTGTGCTGTTTGGTCTGGCAGCTTATCAACAACGTCTTGGTAGATAAAATCACAATCAGCGTGAGTAGAGTGCGAGGTGCTGTAAAAAGGATTATATTCTGTGTGACAACGGTAAGGGCTTGTGATTGAATAGATAACACTATCAAATTGTTGGTGTGCTGTGCTGAGTTGTTTGTGAATCTTGTATTGCCCTACTCCGCATTGTGAGAAATTTGTCACGTGAAAATAATTGCCCATAAGATTGTGCCATGATTTGGCATGATCATTGGCAGCACAAAAGCTATCGCCTACAATTAGAATTCTTTTTTTTGCCATTTATTTGTCATTCGATCCGCCATTTCTACAAAAGTAGCGTCTAAGTCTATCAACTCAATGTGCGGGTAGTTCTTATGTATCCAAGGGACAATTTTTTGTTGAAAATATTTTAAATGGCTGATGCTAGGAGGGTGTGGCCCATATAGATCACTCGCCCATGGTAAATCATGCTCCAGACAAAATCCAATTAGTCCTTGATCATCTACTGTGTACGACTGCAACACCGACCACGCTGGCGCAACCAATGGGTTTTGTTCTAGATTGTGTGATTGGATTATTTTTTGGTGTTTACAAAAATCATTTATTTGACTTTCTGTATATTTAAGTACTGGGCTGTCAAACATCATTAAGAATGGTGTGTTTTTATCTTGGCAATATTTGACCAATCCTAATGTCTGGGTTAAATTTTGTGATGTTGCTAGTTCTAAATTAAAAAAGTTCTCTCGATAAATTTCTTTTTTAAGAGGAAAGTGACTACCTGTACACCAAAATCCTTCATGCTCGGCCACTTGCCCATTGATCCAATGAGGAGGGTGCTTTTCACCATGTAATTCTTGACATGCACTACCTGTAACCCACATGTCATACTTGTCAAAATTAGTCAACATGATTGCTAAAAACTTGTTATTATCAGAATCATTTACAGCATGAAACGCACTGGAAATTATGAACTGATTACCAGCGCCTTTGCAACTGTAATTTGTGACGGTAGATGGACGTAGGCTTTCTATCAAACAATCTACCCAGGTCAACCATGGACATTTACTGATGCTTGCGCCACCTATACACAAATTATGAATGGTAGAATTGGTCAATGTGGTGGGCATTTTTTGCAGAGGTCAATGATAAAAAATTGCCGCTGATTATGTGTTCTCTGTTATGATCACAACTGTATTTAATTTTTTGTTTGATGTAGTCAAAATTTAATTCGTTGACTTGATCTAATGTATCAAATACTTTTTCAATTCTTGATATATCTTCCGGGATACTGTCAAAACTAGTATCCCAGGGATAGTCAAAATGAAATCCAAGTGACTGTAAATATTCATAAGTTTTATATTGCCCGGCAGGTAGTAGTGCAGTTCGACTTAGCAGGCACTTCATTGTTTTTTCAGTTAGATATGGCCCAGGCATGATATAATCTTTATCATTTATTAATTGAAAAGAATTATTAACACTTTCGTTGCTTACATTTATCAAACAATCGGTATATGCAGACCAAGTATAGTCAAGATTTGCCAAGGGTGTGTTGATAAACTGTTGTTCTGGTATAATTTTTATATCTAAAAAAGAATTTTTTATAAAGTCAATTACATTATCTACTTTTGCATTTCCTGTGCAATTTAACAAATATAAATCTTCTAGTTTATTTAATTTGCTATGCCAAGACATCACGTAGTCTTTTTGATTCCAGTTTTGATACAAATAAGCACTTATATAAGCCCTGAACTGTGAAACTCTATTAGACAACGAACTAATTTTTTTTGTTTTACAATCAAATGTTACGTCAGACCATCCATACTCTTTTTGATACCAGGATAATGCCATTGGCCAACCTTGATATTCCAGTAATATAAGATTCTGGCATTGATACTTACAAGTGTTGTAAGGAGTGATTAATAGTACCTTGCTTGGATGAACTTTTGAACAGAAATCTCTAATCCACTCAAAATCTGCATATTCAAATTGAAAATTAATAACATAGGTGTCATAGTCCATTGGGCACTCTGATATTACAGTTTGTTTTGGCCAACACAAATTAAAATAACAATATGTTTTTCCAAGTTTGCTTTTTAATGCAGGTAGCCAATCAAACATTTTTCTAGTGTAAACATTTAGACTATTCCAATTATCCAAATTACCCTGTTCTTGGGTTATTAAAAAATACGTGAGCATCTGTTACTTATTGCGTAAAAATGGTCACTTTTAGTTTCACGGTAGCGAATCGTTTGACTAGGCCAGCACCCGGCCCACACTTACGGTAACAAGTACCGGTCCTAAGGTGTGTTCTTTTATTTGCCGGCAACTGCTAGTGCGGCTCCTTTGTTAAAACTTGGAGACCAGGGTGAGTTGCCTTGCTTTAATCCTTTACGCTTTGACCATTCGTATCCAGCACGATGTCCAGAGCAGTCTTTAGTACACTGTGATCCCAGGAAACTCAGTTCGTCTAAATGATCTTTTAAAAATGTATCAGCAAACGCCTTGCACAGTTCTTTGATGCGTGGGTTCGTTGTGGTCTTAACATGAAACTGTTTGTGTGCTTCATCCTGCGATGGATCTGCATAGCCTGCATACACTTTGTGTACACCAGATCGGTTGATCAAGTCTGTGCAACTTTCACCATGACGATCTGGCATGTCTTCTGTGCAGGGACTCAGTGTGGTGATTATGATACTACCAGGAGGAATGCTGCCAAACTGTTCCTGGTAAGCATCCATTGCGGCACGTTCTGCGTGTACACGTGAGCCATCTTCGGCGGGATAGTTGATAGCACTCACACAAATGTCGTTGGGATCTAACACTGCGGCAGCCACCATGCCCAGGTCAGTGTGGTCACGTTTGGCCCGAACAATTTCACTGCAGAGATCCACTAGAATACGATCTAGTTTGTCTAGGTTCCGAATTCTAAAGTCACTTAGCAGCATTATACTGGTGAGTAGGGATTGCGAAAACGATCGTATCCGTCATCTTCGGGATATACTGGATATTCGTTTTCTCTCATTTTTTAGGTTGCACTGCTGTTGGAACGTTTCGATACACACGCTTTGCAGGGTCGTACACTGTTTTCATTGGGCCCGCGCCAGCCAACTGTTTAAGGCGAGACATGGCTGCGTCAAACCGGTCAGCATCCATGTTGCCAACTTTTTCGCCTTCGTCAATATCGGGCTCTGTCATTTTGCCCAGTCTGGAAATATGCGATTTACTCATCAAGTGATTGTCTTCATTATCGGGCTCTGTTCCACCGTACCGACTGGCGTCTGCATGATGACGAATACCTGTTGCGGTCTTTTCGACTCGTCCAGGCATAACAGGCGTAGTATCCTGCTGGCTTGACGGAGGGCGGCCACGGCCTCTCTCGCCTTCATCCAGTTCAGGTTCTTGATTGGATTCAATGTAGTCAGCGGCTGTGTCAAGGTAGTCGGCAGCCAAGGTAACTTTCATTTGTACCCACTCTGGCATGTTCTCGTTGTCATCTAACATGCCATCAAGTCTGCGAGCCGCACGTACAATAGTGTTCATCTGATCTCTAGCTTGATCGCCTTCGTAATCGTATTCACCAGAGTCAGCATGATCAACAGAGTATCCGTCACTGTCTACATCGCCTTCTGCCATGCCTTGTTGGTCAGTAGTTTTACGTCGAGCAACATCGCTCAAGTGTGTGACTACTCCACGTGGATCTTTGGGTTGACCTTGTTTGTTCTTTTCGGCTCGGTGCCATTCTGAGTCGTCTTTCCAACTGACAACTTTGCCTTGTTTGTCTTTGACTTCTGTGTGGCCCTCTGCTACACCTTCATCTCTTACCGGAGCAAATCTTCCTAAGCTACGGATCACTTGACTTACCCATCCGCTTACATCGCTTGAGCCAATTTCATCAACGTCACCCACAAAATCTGCAATTTCGTCAATGGC